AGACGCTGAGCAAGACGGTCGCTTGACTGTTAACGAAGCTGATATTGACGCTTTGGAAACTAAAGTAGGTTCTGGTGTATTCGACACTACTGCTCAAACAATCGTTGGTGCTGTAAACGAAGTACATGGCGAAGTTGATGCTATCGAAGCTCGTGTTACTACTAACGAAAGCGACATTAGCACAAACGCTACTGCTATCGCAACAGAAACTAGCCGTGCTCAGACTCAAGAAGCTGCTATCCGTAGCGAATTCGCTGCTGCTGATACTCTTGTACGTTCTGACTTCGCTGCTGCTGACGCTGTTGTTCAAGCTGCCGCTGCTGTAGATGCTACTACTAAAGCTGACGCTGCTGAAGCTGCCGCTAAAGTATACGCTGACGGCATTGTAGCTGACGAAGCTGTTGCTCGCGAAAACGCTGACGCTGTACTACAATCAGCTATCACTGCTGAAGAAACTGCTCGCCAATCAGCTGACGCTGCTTTGAGTTCACGTGCTACTGCGCTTGAAACTGAAATGACAGCTACTCAAGCTGGCGCTGGTTTAACAGTTGATGGTAACTACGTTGCTCCTACTGGTTCAAGCTACCTAGACGAGTCTATTACTCTTAAAGATGCTGACGCTAAACTTGACGCTGCTATTGCTGCTGAAGTTGCTCGTGCTCAGAATGCAGAAAGCGTAAATGCTAATGCTATCTCTACAGAGACTGATGCTCGTATCGCTGGCGATTCTGCTCTACAAGTAAGCTTGAGTGACGAAGTTGCTCGTGCTGTAGCTGCTGAAGGTGTATTGACTACAAACGTACAAGCTAACGCTGACGCTATCGCTGACGAAGCTGCGGCTCGTGTTGCTGCTGACAGTGCTTTACAAGATCAAATCGACTTCATCAAAGCTAACACAGACAGTGCTGCTCTTGATTCGTTGACTGAAATTGTAGCTGCTTTCCAAGCTGCTGACTCTACCTTAACTGGTGCTGTTGCTGCGAACGAAACTGCTCACCAAGCTAACGCTGCTGCTATCCAAGCTGAAACTGACGCTCGTGTTGCTGCTGATACTGCTGAAGCAACTGCCCGTGCTAATGCTGACGCTGCGCTACAAACTGCTGTAGATAGCAAAGTGAGCAAGTCTGGCGATTCAATGACTGGCGCATTGTCAATGGGAAGCAACAAGGTTACTGATCTTGCTGCTGGTACTGTTGCTACTGACGCTGTTAACAAAGGTCAATTGGATGCTGTTGCTGCTGGCTTGGCTATCGGTAACTACACTACTGACGACATTGCGGAAGGTACAACTAACCTATACATCACAGACGCTCGCGTTTGGGATGCGGTTTCTGTAACTGACGTTTCTGGCGAAGGTAAAGTATCTGTTACTGACGGTAACTTCTCAATCGACACTTCTAAAGCGTTCGTTGAGTTGACCGATGTAGTTGATTCAGACTTAGAAGGTAAAAACGGTTATGTTGCTCGTGTACGTACTGACGGCACTGGTATCGAACTTGTTGATCCTACTTCGTTGGCATTCAATAACGCTAAACGTCAAACTCTCGAAGGTGACGGTGTACAAACTACCTTTGCTCTTGACTTCTACACTCAAGAAGCGAATGCTATGGTATTCGTTGGCGGTGTAATTCAAGATCCAAGCGTACACTACACAATCGACGCTGCTAACCAAACAATCACCTTTACTTCTGCTATTCCAGTTGGTACTCAAGCGGTTGTTATCGCTCAGTCAACCAATAGCGTTGGTGTACTTGATCCTAAGTCTGTCGGTCTCGAGACTCTTGCAGACAATATCAAAGTATTCGAGCAAGGTTCTGATGTTGTTGCTGGTACTAGCGAAACCGTCGTTTCTTCTTTCAACGCTGCAACTTATCGCTCTGCGAAATACGTTGTAACTGTTGAGTTGAATGGCGAATTCGAAACTCGTGAGTGTTTGGTAATCCATAACGGTACTGATGCGTATATCACTGAATACGGCATTATCTACACAGGTAATGACTTGTTGGGTGATACTAACGTTCGCTTGTTGAACGGCACTGTACAGTTGACCTATCAAGCTGTAGCTTCTGGCGCTGTTGTGTCAGTATCTGCGACTTACGTAGACGCTTAATTTATAACAGGTGGGGGGTTTCCCCCACCTTTTTATAATAAATAAAACTAAATTCGGTGTTTTTAAAAAAAGGGTAAAATAAACATGGCAACTAATAAAAAGTTTCGAATTCAGAATGGTGCCAATATTGAGGGTGAATTATCTTTCAATAACACTACTGTAATCGATAGCAACGGTAATGTTGTCGCTGGTTCTGTCCAAAACGCTGTAGACTCCCTAGTAACAACTGGGTACGTTAATGCTTTGAACGTAACTGCTTTTGACGCTTTGAGCGCACAAACTGTAGTTGATATTTCAAGCTTCTCTACTTCAGACATTTCAGAAGGTTCTAACTTGTACTTCACTGCACAACGTGCTCGTGACGCTTTACAAGCTGGTACTGGTATGGATTACGATGCTGCCACAGGTTCTTTCTCTACTAACTTAGTTGGTGGTGAAGGTATTTCTGTTGCTGGAGATACAGTTTCTTTCGACGGTTCTGCGATTTCACAAGATATCGTTCCATCTGCAGATGTAACATATAGCTTAGGTACTCCTGAGAAAATGTGGAAAGACGTCTACATTGGTCCTGGATCTCTATACCTAAACGGTACTAAGATTCTTGAAGATAATAGTGGTACAATCACTATGAATGCCGATCCAGGTCAGAACTTGACTTTCGGTACTTCTGGCGGTGGTTCTATCGACTTGAACGCAGGCGAATCTACAGTAACTATCAAGTCTAACCTTGTAATTGCTGAAGGTAAAACTATCACTGTAGCTGGTGGTGGTAATATTCCGTTTGCTGACCAGTTGGATATGGGCGGTAACGTTATTTCTTCTGTCGCAGAACCAGTAGCTGACGAAGACGCAGCAACTAAAGGTTATGTTGACGGTGTAGTTGCGGCTCCACACGTTGGAGATAAAGAATTCTCTAACAACGTAACTGTTCAAGGTAACTTGACTGTTCAAGGTACTACAACAACTGTTAACAGTGAGACAATTTCTCTTGCTGATAACATTATTGACTTAAACTCTAACGTAACTTCAGGCGCTCCAAGCGAAAATGCTGGCATCCGTGTAATGCGTGGTGACGAAGCTGCTGTTCAAATTCGTTGGAACGAAGTACACGACCATTGGGAAACTTACAACGGCACTTCTTGGACTAAGATCGCTCTTAGCACTAGTGACCTAGTTGAAGGTAGCAACCAATACTTCACTACAGATCGCGTTGACGCAATTGTTAACCCAGTAAAAGCTGCTTTAGAAGCTGCTGATACTGCAGAAGCTTCTGCTCGCGCTGCTGCTGACCTAGTTCTTCAAGGTAATATCGACAGCGAAGCTGCTACTCGTGCCGCTGCTGATTCAGATGCTGGTGTAGCTCTTGCTGCAGAAGCTTCTGCTCGTGTAGCTGGTGATAGCGATACATTAGCCGCTGCCAATACTTATGCTGACGGTTTAGTTTCTACAGAAATTTCTAACCGCGAAGCTGCTGATACTTCTCTCCAAAACGCTATCGACTCTGTTGCTAGTGATTTAGGTTCAGAATCAGACGCTCGTATCGCTGCTGATAGCGACTTACAAGTAAGTATTGATGCGGTTGCTGCTGACCTTCAAGCTGTAGTTGGTACTTCTCCTGAAGCATTGAACTCTCTCCAAGAAATTGTAGCTGCTTACAATTCTGCGGATGCTGGGTTGCAACAGCTTATCAGCGATAACGGTGTTCGCTTAACTACTGCTGAATCAGACGTTGACGCATTAGAAACTCAGTTCGCTTCTTTGAGCACTTCTCTAAGCTCTTTAACTGCAACTGTTAATGCTGATAAAGTAGATCTTGCTACAGAAACTTCTAACCGTCAAGCTGCTGATACTGCTCTAGACAATCGTGTATCTTCTCTAGAATCTTCTACTGCTCAATTGGGTAACGACTTAGTTTCTGGCGATTCTGCTGTATTGGCTGCTGCTAAGGCACACGCTGATACTGGTGATGCTACACTTCAAGCTAATATAGATGCTCTATCTGCAAGCTTGTCTAGCGATATTAGTTCTGGAGATTCGGCTCTTAACTCAGCTCTTAATAGTGCTATTAGTGCTTTACAATCTGCTGATTCTACTGAAGCTTCTACCCGTGCTGCTGCTGATAGCGACTTACAATCTCAAATCAACTCAATCGTCTCTAACACAGATGCTACTGCGTTGAACTCTTTGAGCGAGATTGTTTCTGCGTTCCAGTCTGCAGACGGTGACATCTTGAACTTGGTTACAAGTAACCAAACTAGCTTGACTGATCATAGTCAACGATTGGTTGATATCGAGTCTTGGAATACAGATAACATTTCTGAAGGTATTGTTAATCAGTATTTCACTCAACAACGTGTTAAAGACACATTGTCTGGTGGCTTGTGTATCACTTTCGATAGCTTAACTGGTGAGATTGCGATTGACGAAGCTGAAGTATTGGCACAGTTGAACGTTAAGAACTCTACAGAGTTAGGTGGAGAAACTCCAGAGTACTATCGTATTAACATCTACAACGTTGCTGGTCAACTTGTAAACTAATACTTTAGTGTACAATCAAAGGGGGCTTCGGCTCCCTTTTTTTATACCTTCAATAAAAGTGTATAAATAGTATAACGATAAAACTGGAAGGTTAAAATGTATAGTATAACTACTCGAGAAGAACTAGCAGACTATTGCTTACGCGCATTAGGATACCCTGTAGTTGAGATTAACATAGACGATGAACAGCTGGAAGACCGTATAGACGAAGCTCTTCAGTGGTTCCGAGAGCATCACCCAGATGGATCTCGTAGGTTTTATGTTAAGCACCAATTAACGCAAACAGATATTGACAATCAATACGTAGATTTATCTGACGATTTAGACCTGAGCGCAGTTGTTCGTATGATTCCTATGTCAATGGCTGCTACTAGCGGTGGTTGGTTTTCTGACGCTTGGCAATATATGCAATTTACTATCTCTGACTTTACGAGAAATAATGGCATATTGGGAGACTTAGCCCACTATGAGCAGATGCAGCAGCAATTATCTCTTTTAGATATGAAATTGGCTGGTACTCCTCAAATTACATTCGATCGCCAATATAATAGAATTAACCTTCAAGTTTCTAAATCTAAATTAAAAGAAGGCGATTATGTTATATTTGAAGTATTCGGTATTCGTACTCCGGACGATACTGTACTTGCCTATAACAACCTTTGGAATAATAAATTCTTAAAGTCTTACGCGACTGCTCTTATTAAGCGCCAATGGGGATTGAACTTAATTAAGTTTGATGGAATGACACTTCCTGGAGGCGTAACCGTAAATGCTCGACAAATATACGAAGACGCATTACAGGATATCGAAAAGATCATGGAGAAATTCCGTGAGGAAGAGGACGAAGGTCCACTTTTCTTTGTGGGGTAATTAATGGCGACTAATCCTTATATCAGTCAAAGAGTTCGCTCCGAGCAAAACCTCTACGAAGATTTAATAATTGAATCTATTAAATTCTATGGGGAAGACGTTTATTATTTGCCTAGAGAGATAGTAAACTTAGATGAAGTCTTTTTAGATGACGTTCCTTCGCACTTTACTGATGCGTATAAAATAGAAATGTATATCGAAAATACCGAAGGCTTTGACGGTGAAGGAGATCTGTTCACTAAGTTTGGTATTGAACTACGAGATCAAGCAACCTTCGTTGTAGCTCGTAAACGTTGGCGTCAAATGATAGGCGATTTCTTGGAAGAGAATCAATTCCGTCCGAGAGAAGGTGACGTTATATATCTCCCTATGTCTCAATCTATTTTCCAGATTATGAAAGTAGATACGGAAACACCATTCTATCAATTAGGTAAACTTCCATTATTCCGTATGCAGTGCGAATTGTTCGAATACTCTGGCGAAGATTTCGATACAGGAATTGATGACATAGATGTTATAGAACAAGAAGCTGCGTATCAATACGAATTACAAATGAACGACCCAGAAGTTATTGACGCTGAACTTACTGCGGATATTAATGCTCAAGGGCAAGTTACCTCAGTCAATATTATAGATGGCGGTTCAGGCTATACTTCTATCCCTACAGTTACTGTATCTTCTCCAGATTCTGGTTTCGGCTACTTCGGTAATTCTTCGCTTAACGTTGCGGTTGGAAGAGGACACGCTGATAACTATAACATAGTAAGCCCTAATGGTTCTATAGAATTTTTCGTTTATCCAGAATTTTTACCAGCCGTTGGTGATAGACATATTATGTTTATTACAGGTGGAAGCGAAACTGCTGTTTCTCAACGTATGGCGGTTGGTTATAATGATTCAGGTACTCTACTGTTACAATTATTCGAAAGCTCTGACGTTCTAGAGTTAGACGGTTTCTTACAGGTAGGTAAGTGGTCACATTTAGGGTTCTTTGTTGAAAATGCTACTCTAAAAATATACATCGACGGTGTACTGACTGACGAGCTAGAATTCAGCGAGGATAACGATTTCTTATCAGCAGAAGGTTTCTTGGCAGGTTACTCTGCAGCAGGTACTATCGCTACAGTAGAATGGAAACCTATGCTCGGATGGATGGATGAGTTTAGGGCAATTGCTGGCGATTATATTAAAACTCTTAACTGGCGTTTGGTTGACAGCGTTCTTACTGTACCGACTGAAGAATTTATTGAAGATGGTAATACTGCATACCTAGCTCATTGGGATGGAAGAGATGCTGTAATTGAGTTAGAAATAACTGAAGGTGTCGTTACCAACGCAATTATAGTTGATACTGGTAATTTATACGATTACTCTCCGCAATTAGAAGTTTCAAATCCAGGAACTGAAGGCGCATATATAACTGGAGAAACTGTAACTCAAGCGGGAGAAGGTTTCGAAATGCGTGGTGAGGTAACTTACTGGAACAGCGAAACCCTAGTGTTGCGCGTTGCTCATAGCGGAGCAAGTGACGGTAAATTCCATAATTGGGTAGACGGAAGACCAGTTGTAGGTGAATATGCTGCGTATTATCCTAAAGCTGTTATAGAAAATGACTCTATCGATAGTTTACCATCATTAGATCAAAAGACAGTATTCGATAATTTTGCGGAAGATTTCCTCGACTTTAGTGAAAGTAATCCGTTTGGAGATGTACTATAATGTTAGGTACTTATTTTTATAACAAACACGTTCGAACTTCCGTTTCTATTTTCGGCTCGCTATTTGATAATATCCATGTAGTGAGAACAGCTGCGGATGGTAGTGTACTATCTCAAATGAAAGTTCCTCTTTCTTATGCGCCTAAACGTAACTTCATAGAACGTCTAGAAGAAATGATGACGGGAGAGGAAGGCGAACGTAGAATCGCGATGAAGCTTCCTCGTATGTCTTTTGAAATTATCAGTATTGCTTATGACCCGCAAAGACAATTGCCTAAAATGAATTACTTTTCGGCTATTAATGGTTCTGGCGATACTAAAGAAAAGTTTTATGCTGGCACTCCATACAACTTAACTTTCCAGTTAAATGTATACGCTAAGACGCAAGACGATGCTCTACAGGTCGTAGAGCAAATTATCCCTTACTTTGCGCCACAGTATAACGTAACAATAAAACCGTTTCCCGATTTCCCTGATATGCTAGAAGATATCCCGATTACTATAACTGGGGTAGATTTCCAAGACGATTATGAAGGCGCTCTGGGTGATCGTAGAACAATCATATATACATTAAACTTCGATATGCGTATAATGTTTTATGGACCAAATCAAAACCGTTCTATTATTCGCGAAGTTAATACTGACGTTAATTTTATAGATCCAGAAACTTTCATAGAGAATGTAAATATAACACCCACTCCAGTTGGCGTTGGTCCAGACCAAGATTATGGGTTTAATGTTGAGATAACTAATGAGCGACTCGAATAAAATAATCACTACAGTTAATCCGGAAGAAAGACGTAATTTTGTACACGAACAAGATTACGAGTTTTCTCGCGAAACGTATTATGATTTGTTAGAGAAAGGTAGAGAATCTTTAGACTTAATGATAGAGGTCGCTAGAGAGAGCGAACATCCTAGGGCGTTTGAAGTATTATCCAATATGATAAAAGGTATTGCAGACGTCAATGGCGAACTTATTAAATTAAATAAGAGCTATAAAGAATTACAAAAAAGCGATCAACCTAGTGAAAGTAAAAGTGTGACGAATAATAACTTGTTTGTTGGATCTACTACCGATTTACAAAGAATGTTATTGAATCAAGATGATGAGAAAACAATTGATGGCGAAGGAACTGATACGACAGAATAACGGAAAGAAATATCTCATAGCTTATGATGAGGTATTTTCTCAAGAAGAATTAAACTATATCATAGATTACTGCGAGTACGAATTAGCCGACCAAGAAATTCCAAATAAGGCGAATTGGGACTCTAGGCTGACTGATGGAATTTCCGGTGGGATAGGAATTACTCCTTTAGGTCATACTATGGATGAAGAGTTTTTCAATTTAGTAACTTCTAGGCTGACTGAAGTATTAAATGAAACCTTTGACTCTGAAAATTCTGCAATAATATATTATAATGGAAATCAAAAATGTGGTATAAATTTTCATGACGACGGCAACTATAAAGGAGCTGTTTCTATATACTTGAATAAAGAATGGCACCCCAATTGGGGCGGCTTCTTGACATACTCTGTAGAAGGTCATAAAGACGGTATATACACTAGCATTTTACCTATTATTAATAGATTAGTGTACCAAAAGGGCGGTGTAGAACATGGAGTAACTCCGACCACAGATAATGCTCCTGATAGAAAAAGTCTGCAGGTTTGGAGATTTTAGTGAATTATACTAGGAATGATAGTTACCTTGGTAATCCTAACGTCAAGCGCGATGGCGTAGACGAACAATGGGATG